AAACCTGCGGTGCTGGAATATCATAACTACATACAAACACTGACTGACCCTGTGCGAATCATGGCACACTTGTACACATGGCACATGGGAGATTTGTTTGGTGGACAGATGATTAAAACACTTGTGGATGGCCCGCACAGCAGTTTGGATTTTTTAGATGCTTCTGTGTTGATTGCTGTGATGAGAAGCAAACTATCTGACGACATGGCTGAAGAAGCCAACATTGCCTTTGATTGGGCAATACAAATACTAAATGAATATGACCACTAATCTTTGGCAACGAGTCTTGAAAGCAGCAGAGTTCTTTGAATCACGATTTAAAGAAACAGGCACACCCATCGTGGATGTGGCCGAACACTACGACTGGTATAATCGACTGTATACCAGTCCCACATATCGCAGAGCACATGTTGAGATCGTGGACAAAACTGCCAGTCACAAGATTCTTGTGCTACATTGCACAGTGTTTCCGCACTACAATGATCCCAGTCCAATCTGGGGATTTGATGCAGTATGTGGTCCAAACAAGATCACAGGAGCATTTCATGACTTCAGTGACGGCGGTGATCCTGACCACTTCATGATGAAACACTTTGCTGAAACTGTGAAAGATGTGACCTGGAACAAACCCAGAGTATTACCGCAATGGGCCGCTGAGATTTTCAGTTCAAACATTGTGGCTGCAGGCAATGTGAGTGACGAAGCCGAACTGGAAAACTTGTGCCAGCTGGCTGAAGCAAATCTGGATTACTATCTAAACAACGTGGGCCGAACTGCACAGTCTGAACATGATTACTGGCCAAATCAAAGTCGATACAATGCCAACAACAAATTAAATCCACATGTGGCTCGCAGTATGATCAGCATGGGCGTGGAAGAAGCTGTAATTAAAAAGTTTATTGACGAAGTATTATATCCAGAGCATAGACTATGAGTCAAATGTTTTTTTATGACGAGCAAATTCGTCGCTATCTATTGCAGTTCACACGCATGTTCAGCTTGTTTGAAGTGGAGTACGGTCGCAACGAACAAGGTACCAACGACTTAATTCGTGTGCCCATACGCTATGGTGATGCCAGCAGAAATGCACAGACCATACTGAATCAGAACTCAGCCAACAGCTTAAATGCCACGCCCTTGATGACTTTCTACATCACTGCACTTGCTTATGATCGTGAACGCATGCAAGAGCCATATCATGTGAACAAGATGTTTGTGCGTCAAAGAACTTGGGATCCGGGTACAGAAAGTTATGAAACCACACAAGGCAATGCTTTCCAGGTAGAAAGACTCATGCCTGTTCCATACAAACTTACTGTTAACTTAGATATCTGGACAAGTAATACCAATCAGAAGATGCAGTTGTTTGAACAGATTGCTACACTGTTTAATCCTGCACTGGAGATACAGGCCACAGACAACTACATTGATTGGACTAGCCTCACGGTGTGTAATCTTGACAATGTTAATTGGAGCTCAAGATCTATTCCAGTGAACAATACCGATCCTATCGACGTCATGACCATGACATTCAGCATGCCTATCTGGATTAGTTCGCCAGCCAAGATCAAGAAACTGGGTGTGGTAGAACGAATTATTGCCAGCATATTTGATGCCCAAGGAGACACTGTAAATGCTATCAGCAACAATGACTTGCTGCTAGGAACACGAGTCAAGGTCACACCTGGGGGATATCAAGTTTTACTATTGGATAATCAACTGCAGGTATTACAATCAACGCAACCGCCGGTGCGTCCAGATAGATTAAGCCTAGAGCCATTTGGATTTCCTGTTGCAGAGAATCCGCAGATCACCTGGTCAGCTGTGATTGGAATGTACGGAGTATTGAGGCCCGGAATCAGTTATATCACACTAGCCGACCCTTGGGATCCTCAAAACGATCATCCTGTTGTGGGAACCATTGCAATAAATCCTGCCGATGATCGATTGTTGATCTTCAACATTGATCCGGATACTATACCACAGAATACGCTGAGTCCTGTGGATGCCGTGGTTAACCCGTTGACTGCTGGGCCAGCGGATGGTTTAGATAGCAGCATAACTGGGCAGAGATATTTGCTGAACGAAAGCACCGGCAGTGAGACCAATACAAGCAATCCATTAGCATGGGCAGGAATTAACAACCAGCCCTTGATCGCCAATGCCAATGATATCATTGAATTTGATGGATCAAGATGGGTGGTGGCATTTCATAGTCAAAGCATTACAGAACCTCAATATGTCACAAATCTAACCACTGGCATCCAATACTATTGGAATGGCACTAAGTGGGTTAAAAGCATTGATGGTCTTTACCCCGGAGGCGAATGGACTCTTGTGTTGTGAAAGCGGTAGGGGTATGGTTCTATTGCGTGAGAACACGCTGCTATCTGTATCTACTACGCAATGATTCAAAGTATCCCGATACCTGGGGACTCGCTGGTGGCAAAGTAGAACCCGACGAGACACTAATCACTGCTGTGGAAAGAGAATGCTCCGAAGAGTTGGGCAGCATGCCCGAATATCAACAGTTGATACCCATTGAAAAATTTACATCACCGGATGGCGGATTTGAATATCACACCTTTTGGTGCAGGGTCAATCACGAATTCATTCCTGAACTCAATCACGAACATGTGGGCTATGCCTGGATACACAGTGGAAGATTGCCGAGACCTCTACATCCGGGCTTGTGGAATACTGTGAATCTAGATGCTATCCAGAAAAAAATAGCAAGCCTAGAAATTACCTGCGTCTAATCAAAGAAGAACATCTGCCACAATCGGCAGTTGTCATTGTTATATCCAAAATAATCTGTGGCTGAATGTAGGTATCCAGCATTGAAGATTACCAAGCGATTGTACACATTGCCAAAATTGTCCACAGGTTCAAATATAGTTCTATCTAGATTCTGACTGCCCGGTCTGAAACATTTGGCAATGTCCGGATGACTGAGATGACGCACATCTGTGCCTTTTAGTGCATGAGTAGATGTGCCGGTTTGATAAGGTGCGTTGGGTGTGAGATACAGCATGCCTGCCCACCGTTGTGGATCACAATGATACACCAGGGGTTCACCTTCTCGGCATACTTGGAATCTGCCATTCATGCCGTGTTCTTCCCACTTTTCAATTTTACGATTCATGATGTATTCAAATTCTTCTTTCAACCCTGGAAACAAAAACTGCTGCTTGGTACGATTACCTATGTAATACTTGCCGATGCCGCCTTGATCGTATTCTTGTTCTAAGGCCATCTTCCTAATAGCATCAGGGTTTTGATAAAAGTTGTCTACTATCCACACACCCGGACTGGGTTGTGAGTTGAATAGATCTAATTTTTTTCGAGAGATATGAACAGCAGGTGCCGACTTTGTTTCTACCAGTGGAGATTTTGGTAGCCCACAGATCGTCAAGTTATAATCAATAGCATCTTTGTATACCTGATGCATAGTAAAGTTATCTCTGAGATGTACCATGATTTGACGGCTTTGTTCAGTAAGCCCCACATGCCAAGAAGCCACGCCTTTCTGAAACAACAATCCGCAATAGCCCGGATATTGATCAGTGGCTACAGGTATGAGATCAAAGTTGCTATAGGTCAGGCCCAACACTGCTGTGGTATAACTTTCTTGCCATTCGCGATGTTTTTCATACAATCTACTCAACAAGAAATATGCTTCAGGACGATTGGGAATAAGTGCGATAGATTTGAGCAGCAGACCTTTTTCAGTGTCGTCGCGAGTTTTTTGTTTTTCCAAACACACACAGCATCGCATGAGTGCTTCATATTGCTGTTGGTCAGTGGTGCTACGTTCTGCGGTGCGTAGATAGAAACTCACTGCTGCCCCGGTCTGCCCTATGTTTTCGTATTCTTGACCCAGCAAGAAATTGATAGTGGGATCTTCGGAGTTCTCGATGTAGGGGTGTAGATATTGCATGTTATTTCACAAAGTTTATGACTTTTTCTTTAGGATCTGTGGCATTTTCACATGAGTTGCACAGCGTGAAGCAGGTCTGATCTTTTGGGATCACATCTTCATATGATTGAGCATGCAAGTTGCCAATAATGTGATCCAAGCCATAATCCATACAGCACAGACTCACATCACCATTGGGCAACAGCACATTGTGATACAATCCTTCCACACATCCGCAGGTCTTTGGTCCTTCATGTGTGATCGCGTTCCACCGATCTCTCAAAGTAATCAACTGTGGTTTAGCCACTGCTTCACGGAACAAGTTGCCGGCTCTGCTCCACATGGCATAACTGGGTGCAGAATCAAATATATGCCGGATGCTGGGATGTAGTTCAGCACCCATGCTCATCTTGGAAAAGTTCTTGATTCTGTGATTATTGTCTCGGAACCATTCCAGGGTCTTGATATAGCCCGGAGTGATGGGATGGCGTGCCAGCATTTCTGCGTCGGGCAAGTGCAGCACAAAGCCGCCGTTGGGATTGCCGGCAAATGGTATGTGTGCAATGGCTTCCATGTCTTCCACACTCACCCCAACGCCGGTGGTAAACACGCTCACAGGATGGCCTTGATCATGTGCGTACACCACCATTTCTGTGCAGTATTTGTTCATCCAAGGTTCTGTGAATCCAGCAAAAGTGATCCTGACATCTCGGGGAACCTTGTCAATCATGCTCTTGTAGTCATCCAAGGCCAGAATCCGGGTACCCGTGTATACTTCTTCTAGTGTGCGTTGTGGGCAGAATACACAATCAACCACACAACCTTTTTCCGGAATGATTGTGGTTATCTCCAGAGTGGGTGCCGGATAGTGCTGCCATTTTTTCTTGTCTCGTGGTGCTACACTATTGTCGATATACAACATAAAAGCAGCGTAATGATCCACAAACCAGTTATCAAACACAGACCATTTGATGTCCACATAGTCAATGCTGAGTGCATGGAAGTTGGTAAATTCGCGCAGGTAAGTGTCTCTGAATTGACGGAACTTGGCCTTGTGTGTCGGGGTATCCAAGTGTATCTCCATGGCTATCTTACGCACATTGTTCATGATCCAATCGTGATTTTCATCAGTGAGGAAGTCGTATTCACTACCTTCACAGTCCATCTTGAGGAAGTCTATGTGCGTGAGTTTCTGTTGTTGTACCAGTGTTGTGAACTTGATGGTCTCTAATACCATGCCATCGGTGCCATCGGTGTGTGCCACTTTGTTTTCATCATATAATCCGGCAAGATAGTTCATGCCATCTGAATGGCCCAGAGCACGGTTTATGGTCGTCACATCCAGGCCGGTATGGCTGACATTTTTTACC